TAACCTTCTCCGTTACCACTAATAGTAATTTTAGTTTCATCAGGTGCAAAGCCATTTAGTATTTCATATGTTTCTAAATTTGGTCCATTAGATATTAATGCAGTATTACTAATCTTAGCTTCTGTAGCATCACTACCATTTTCCCATGGATTATATATGTTAGATAGTTTGGTTCTAGCACCATCTCTCATACTAATATCTGTAAATAAACCCCATGGGTCATCACTACCATTTTCTCTATAATAAATTCTTGCACCAGATAGTCTAGCTTCATATTCAGATTTAGCTCTTAACTCTATAGTCATAGTACTAAAATCAGCAGAAGGTGAAAAAGTATTAGCAGTAGATGGTATAAACAATAATGATTCTTGACCACTTTCATCATAAATAAAAGATAATGCAAATTGATATGTTTTAGCACTTCTCCATAAACCAGTATTAGCACTACCACTAGCTAATGTAAATTCAAATCCAGTGCCTGAGCTAGGATAGTTAGATGCATGTATAGTTAAATTACTAGGAACTGCTAATGTATTAGCTTTTGAAAGCCAATTATCAAATGTATCTACTGCATTAGTTCCGTAAAAATGTGATCGTTTAATATATAAATATTTGTATGGTTGTAGCTGCTCTCCAAAAGCTCTATCTGCAACTCTTAATCCTTCGTTAGCATAATAAAATTCAGCTTGAAACATTTTTGTTAATACAGGAGTTCCACTTTCATTTGCATCTGTAGTTAATTCTCCAGAATGGTCTAAAGTAATAGTTAATGCAACTACATCTTTTACTTTTAATGATGCAAAATTATTGGGTGTATCAGCTACGCCAACTAATGATATAATATCACCTTTTCTAATACCACCAGTATTTCCACCACCTGCATCTAGGTCTAAAAATGAACCATCATCACGTACAATAGTATCAAGTGCTCCAGATGAACCTTGAGTAAATGCAAGTTTATTTGCACCTAAAGTTTCTTCTGTAACTGTTCCTAAGTTTATAGCTCCAGCAATAAAAGAATCATCTGTTAAACTATAAAGGTCAACTGTTCCTGTTAATCCATCTGCAACTGCTAACCAATTTTCTCCTGTATCTAAAGAACCAGAACCAGCTTCATGGTCAGATTCATATACAAATACTCCAGCACCTGCAGCTATTCCACCTGCTAGTGTTGATGGTACATGTTGATGTGCTATATTACCACCTAATGTTTTTATACTATTTCTTTGATCAAGAATAATATTATCTGCTAATGATAAAGCATTATCAGGAATATCTCTAGCATTAGTTGCATTAACTAAGCCACCTTCAAATCTATTTATGCTTATTAGAGCTTTTGGCATTTTTTACTTTCTTTTTCTTTTTTTTACCATAATGTTTTCTACGTTCTTGATTTGTATCTTTTATAGCTTTCATAATTACCTTCTCATACTTACTATTCTATTTAGAACATATACCTTGTCTCTTAAATTTATAATTTCTTCTTTATGTATTTCTAGTTGATGCCTTAATGAATTTAACTGTTCAAATTGTTGAAAATCAGCACTAATGGGACTGTCCTGTGAAGCCAACATATCAGATTGTATCTTTTCTATGTACATAGTATTGTTAGTTGAAGATGATTCTGTAGTTGACAGTCTGCTGTCGAGTTGTGAATATGCCCAAACAAAAAGTACAATTCCTGTAAGAACTTGAATTAAAAAACTGAGACTGAAGGACACTCCACTTTTTTCTTCAATTTTTGTCATTTAATTAACTCTCCATTTAGTGATGTTCTACCATCTTCTATTGTCATAACATTTAAATTAAAGAAACCATCCTTATATATATCTAGTATTGCCATATTATGTGTCCAGTTAGTAGACCTATTTTTTAAAAATTCTTTATTCATATCACATAAACATCCTAAAGAGTGTGCCATTTTTGCACCATCCAAGTGTGAAACAACACTTTTAAGTGCATCATGAGTATGTCCATAAACAATATTAACTCCCAAGTTTTGTACATGAGACCTTGTATGGTTAATACCAGACCAGTGACCCCCATGATATGCATACAGTTTACTATTAAGAATTTTAAATTCAACACCATAATCATACCATTTGTAACCACGTTCTTTAATTCGTAATACATTTTTACTTCCATATTGTGTTAGATAAGGATTTTCTTCTACAAAATTATCAAACCAAATCTCATGATTGCCTTGTGCAAACAGTTTAGTTTTTACATTTGTTTTATCTAATATCTCATCTATCCTATCAAAATGTTTATTTACTTCCTTTACTTCTTTTACAATAGCAGGTAATTGGTACTCTAAAGGAGGTCTTCTCTTTTTTTTCCACATCCAATGTGAAACCGAATTTCCTTCAGCAATATCTCCTATACATAAAAAAGCAGATGGTTTAACTATCTCTAAAACTTTTAAAGCACAACTAAAAGCTTTTTCATCATGTAAGGGGAAATGTAGATCGGGAAAAATTACTACCTGTTCTACAGCCTTCATACATCTCTAAGCTCAAAGTGTGGTAAGTCATCAAAATTATTATCTTTTACTTCAGTATCCATATCCCAATCTCCACCCCATCTTATCTTTAAACCCATTTGAGATGCTATACCTACTACATATCCTGCAAAGTATGTAAACCTTTCTCTGTCATTCCAATTAATTGGATAAGGAGCTACATCAACTGCTTTACTAGGTGATTTATTATGGTTTCCATTAGGATATTTTAATTTAGACTTACCTTCTTTAAACGCTTTGTTTTGGTCTTCTTTTCCCCTATGTCCTTGTATTACACTACAATCAAAATGTTTAATTACTTCATTAAACAAATCCTGCAATCTTGTATCACAAGTTTTTAGTCTTGATTTTGATCTACTACCAAACTTAGGCATTACTTTTCCTTAGTAAGAACACTCTCTAGCACTTCAGTTATTGTGCTCCATACTGCTCTTAAAATCTTTTCTTCTGTTTTTTCATTGATAATAGGGATATTGATATTTGCATTTAGCTTTTCAATAACCTGCTTTTCAACTTCTTCATCAGTAATATAACCAAGAATTAGTTTTCCTATATTCATACTCCAGCCTTTCTCTTTTGTTTACTACCACGACCATTACCTATCTTTGCTTCTATATAGTTTAATTGGTCAGTTACTTCATCATTAAGTTGTTGAAATTCATCTTTCATACTGTTCTTAGAATCTATTAACTTAATTATTATACTTTCAAGTCTATCTATTTTTTTAGTAAGTTCTCCAGTCATCCACTTAAATACTGTGAATAAAAGTACAGCAGCCAAACCTGCAAAGCCTAATTCAGCTATTCCTTCCATTCCATTCATTAATAATATCCAGTACTAACTTTTTTAGAATTAGTTCCTTTTTTATTACCTAATGACATTTTATTTTTTCTTTTACTTTTTTTCTTTACTATCTTCTTTTTTTTCTTTACTGTCATTACATCTCCCATCTTCACAACATTCGCTCAAAGCTTGTTTATACCCAATCAATTGATTTTGCTCTGCACTTAATGCTTGTATTTGTTGTGGTATTTCTTTTAATCGTTTATCAATATCTTCTTTTTTTAATGCCATGTTATCCTCTATTTTTTTTTAGATTTATTTCTTTTACTAATTGCTTTAGCTTTTTTCTTAGCATCAACTTATTAATACCCAAGTTTCATATGTAAACAAATTGGACAATGAGTTGGACTATGAGATGGGTCTGTTAGTTGAATAGAATGTAACTTAGTTTCTGCCTCTGAAAGCTTATAACTAATTAACTGAACTTCTTTTTCCATACTATTTACTGTAGTCAATAACCATCCACACATACCAATAATAATAAAAGATGCTCCTGTTAATACCATCTGTGTTAAATCCATATTTTTCACTAATACAATCTCCAATCACTTGCTAATTTTTGCCAATCTTTATACTTGGTTTTCTTTGTATCTTTTTTTACAGTTTCAAACTGCTCATGTGTATAACACCAAAGCCTTGTAGAGTCTTTATTAAACAAACCTATTGTATTATAAAAATGACCTGTACCATCTTGATCTATTAAGATATCTATATTATTTCCCCCACTACAACCCAATAAAAACATAAAAGGTATAGTTAATCTTTTAAGCATTTTCAAGTGCAGTAACCCTTTCTTTTAATAATTTATTCTGTTCTGATAACTCTTGAATAGCTTTTAATGA